TTTATTGTTTGTGTCTTCAAACCAAACATAACCTTTAGTCTTTACGGTAGACTCAATATTTTCTTTAGTGTATTTCATAATTTTATTTATTAATAAATATATCTTATTACTAAAAAATAAAATTTTTTTATAAATTCACATTTTTTACTATTTTACTAAGGTTATTATAGTAAAAAACCCCCACTATTATTAGAAATGGGGGTTTTAATTGTAGTATTACTTTTATTATTTGTTGGTATAATCACTCCATTCCCAACCTAAAAATAGTTTCATACATTTTCTGTGTAACCAATTTGGTTTTTTCTCCAAATGGATGTGAAATCCTTTTCCGGTACCCATAAAATAACTGCCAACATTTTTATTTGTTATTAGTTTTTTATATTCCAAATATGGTTTTTCTGTATGAACTATTTTATGAAAATTATTAAGTCCAATTTTATCAATTTTAATATCTAAAATTTCTCTTTTCTTTTTTGGTTTATAATATTTTTTCTTTGTTGTTTTTTTTACCTCAGGGTTTCCTTTAGTAATTGTTTCTTTTAATATAATTTTTTCTGTCATTTTTTTTATTTTTAATTTATTTTTAATTTGATAATGGTGCCTTAATTTTTTCGTGTGATCTATAATTACTTAATTGTATATCTTCTTCTAATAAACATTTACAAAAATTGTCATTAGTAAATGAATTAAATATTTTTATTGCATTTAATAGTCCTATACCACACTCACCTGATTCAGTTGGCCAAAATTCTGTATTGATATTTAATGTTGGTAATGGAAATGGTTCTCTTGTACGTTTAGGACAATGTGGTCTCATACCAAAGTAAATATCACTTGTCGAATGTTCAAACCACATATTATTTTCTTCTGAGTAGTAGAAATACTTATTATCTAATTTTTTCCATTTAGTTTTAGTATCTATGTTTTTATAGTAGTATTCAATTATCTCTTCATCACTCATCTCTCTTCCAATCTGTTCTTTAGCTTGTTCAATATGATTTGAATATAAATGAACATCACCTAAATTACCAATCAATTCATCAGGAACCATATTAACTGCTTTAGCAATGATTTCTAATAACAATCCGTAAGACGCAATATTGAATGGCAAACCTAAGAATGTATCTACACTTCTTTGATTCCACATTAAAGAGATTGCTCTGGTTGGTATTGTGTCTTTATATTTTCCATAATCCATACCACTATCTCCATACTTTTTAATATACAAATCAATTCTTTCATCCCTACTCAACCCTCTTGTATAAACTTGAAATCCATAATGACAGGGTGGAAGAACCATTTGGTCTAATTCAGATGGGTTCCACGCTGACAAGAGTAGCCTGCGACTATCAGGATTTTCTTTGAGTTGTTTAATCAAATCCGATATTTGGTCTATGTTGTCGTTCCAACTTCTCCATTGCTTTCCATACACAGGCCCAAGGTCACCCCATTTCTTAGCAAACTCATCATCGGTTTTGATTTGGTTGATGAATTCTTCCTGTGTCATTTTTCTAACTTCAATATTACTTCCTTCATATTGAAATGTTTTTTCAACATCAGGGTAATTATCACAATAAGAACGATAAGCATCACCATCCCAAATATGACAATTATTATCAACCAAATACTTAATGTTAGTATCACCACGAAGGAACCATAATAACTCGGTCACCATAGTTTTCCAAGCCATTTTCTTTGTTGTAAGTAATGGAAAACCATCTTTCATATTATGTCTAATCTGTCTACCAAACACTGAAAAAGTACCACCGTTTCTTGTTTCTTTTTTTACACCATTATCAAGGATGTCCTGTAATAAATCTGTGTATTGTTTATCTAAGGTATTATTTTTTATATCTATATTTTTCATTAGTTTTTTACGTTTTTCAGGATGTCTCCACTTTCCATAGTTAGACCATTTGTTCATAACTTTCCAATTGATTTTCGTTGAAGATGTGTAATAGTCCATATTCGTCCATTTCGCCTATCACCCGGATTTCACCACCGACTGTTTCAAATACACCTACGATTGTACAAGGAAATTTATAACCTTTTGGTTTGTGTGCCTTATCACCAACCTTAAATTTTGGTTCTTCTTTATTCATAATTTATTCTGTTTTATTTTTAAAAACCTCTTTGGCGATATACCATTGCATTTATTTTTTCTTTTTGTAACCATATTAGGTATCTAAATAACTTTTTCATTTGTCTTTTTAATCGTTTAAATTTAAACTATAACCTTCAAGAGTCTTTCTGATTTCATCTCTGATTTTTTGACAAATATCTATTTCCTCACTTGACGCTTCTTCGTTGGAATAAAACTTAATTCCGTGTTTTGTTGTTGATCTTAATTTTTGGTCAAGGTCCCACATTGCCATCTTCCACTTCATTGCATCAAGCGCCACTCTTGCATCTTGTGATTCTTCTACCGAATCAAATTCTATTGTTATTTTTCCCATAAAACAAAAATATAAATTTTTTTATAATAAATCAAGAAACTCGTTGAATTCTACTTTAGATGGTGATCTTCCATCAATATCACAACAGGTATTGTAATAATTTCTGATTTTGTCAATTACTTCCTCAACTTTAATTTCTTTAATTCCGTCCATTAATGTGTTGTCCCATAATTTAATTTCGTCTTCATCCATATAAAAATCTCCATCCGACCCTATGTAAGGTGTTATTTTTTCACTCATAATATTTTTAATTCTATTCTATATTTTTTTATTTTTTCTCTAACAAGTTGGAACTCATCTCCATCACTGGCCTTATGTCCGTTCAAAACGGCGGAAGTTATTTTATATTCATTGTCAAGAATGAATGATAGTTTTTCTTGGTTTGTTAATTCATATGGAACCACCTCCATTCTAATAAACTCTCGGACCATATCTTTTATTTTGTTGATTTGTCCTGTTGGGTTATTTTTTGACCCATGATCCATCACTGACATTTGATATATTGTCCTACTTAGTTTCATTATTTTATCGTCAAATCCCATCTTAATTTAATTTTTCACCTATTCTAACTATACCTTCAACTCTTGAAATGTTATTTGAACAATCATCATGAGTTTCCTTTACACCTTCTTGAATAATATTATTAAACCTTTCATCACAATCTAACCAATCACCGTCTTCGGTATGTTTTACTCCATTTTCAATGGCGTCTTCAACTCTCTTGGTTCTCAGTAGTAGTGGTCGTTTGGTCTCTTTTACCCCATTTTGAATAATGTCTTTTGGAAAAAAGTCACGCTTTGATAATTCGGTTTGTTTCACCCCATTTTGAACGGTGTCTTCAACCGCATATACGATTGTTGATGCATCCGGAGTGGTGTGTTTCACCCCATTTTGAATGGCGTCTTCAACCAAATGATGTCTAGCTAATTGATAGGTGTGTTTCACCCCATTTTGAATGGTATCTTCAACATATTGGTCTTGATTAAAAAATGGTTCACAGGAATCTTCAACCTTTGGTATTCCCAAAAATCTTGATTCAAACCACTTTTTAATGAGGTCTTTATTTTCAACACAATCCAAACTAACTAACTCCATCTCATCTTTGAAGAATCTATAGTTATACCATAGAGTTTGGTCTTTAGTGTATTCAACAACCCATTTCATCTCATTGGTAAAGATAGCCCATAGACTACCATTGTGATTATATCTATCAACCCCTTGACTTGCATCGTCAAACAATTTAAAGATAATTTTTTCTAATTTTTTTCCTGTTGAGTTAATCATTTTTTTCTCTTATCTCGATGTTGTTTTCTAAATAGTATTTTTCAAAGATAGTTATATTTTCATAACCTACTTCTAAAATTCTATCCAAAATATAATCAATTGTCAAATTTTTACCTAAATATGAATCTATTTTCTCTAAAAATTCTTTTGAGAAGTATTCAATATCATCAATTAAAAGATTGGTATGATCTAACATTTTGTGGGGTACATCATATTTCTTAAGTATATTTTCTATTTTTTCTTGTAATTTATCGTCCAAGAAAAATATGTCCCAAGATCCTATTAAAGAATCACCAGTGTCGTTAATACCTTCTATGGTCAATTTGATTGCCCATTTTGTTTCAGTCTCATTCATCTTATCCCAAATTCTTACCGCAAGTTCTTCAGTTGGGAATGGGTAGTCGAACTTAATAATTCTAAAGTTTAATAAATCTTTCATAATTTAAAAATTAATTTTCCGTCATCGTATATTTTAATTACCAAATTTTTAATCTCACTAATGGTTTGACTTGGTGAATACCAATACTCAAGTCCTTGTTCAATGTAATGTGTTACATCGTAGAATACCTCATCTTTATTGCAAAACATTATTGTTAAATCTCTATTAAAATTAACATTAGATATAATATAATATTTATTTTCGTTATAATCTATCTTTGTTTGGAACATATTCTTTTGGTAATCAAAAGTATCATTAGATAGTTGTCCTTTAACTCCGTGGAAAAATAGTTTATTTTTTCTTTCTGTCTTACTTGGAACCACGATAAATGGTTCTAGTTCTTTTTCTTCATCGTAGTTTGATTCATAAAACTCTTTTACATTTTCAAACTTATCAATGTTCATTTGCATTAATGGTAATCTTTTATTGTATGCGTATTTCCATAATAAAACATTTACCGTTGTCTCATCACAAAATGGGTAATAAAATTCAATATCTTTCCTACTCATATCAAATGCAAGATTATTTAACCAATTGTATTCCATAACGAATTGTTTACAATTCTTATTATACAACATAATTGATGCAACGGAGTATGGTGTTCTATTATTGAAGTCCATGTAGTGTCTCATCATTAATGGATACTCCAAAACATTTGTTTCATCAAATCCACCTTTATGGAATGGATTACCTCGATCAAAAGCCATTTGGTATTCAAATATCCCTTGTTGAATGAGTGGGTAATCTGTGATCTGATTAAAAAACCCATACAAGTAAGATATGTTTCCTGTTGGTATAATATCCGAATCAATATAAATTACATTATCTAAATTCAAATTAACTAACGAATCTAAAATAACCCTACTTTTAAAGAACACGGCTTTATAAACATTAGTATTTCCAATATCATTTTTGGTTCCTACAAATTGAATGTTGTTTTCAATTCTATTGTCCTCAATGTAGATTGTTTTAACATTATGTATGTCCGACTCGTATCTAAAATTTAATGTATATAAATAAAACTCTAAGTCGTTGTGATATAAGTTTAAAGTGTTTATCACATTTAATGATCCACCCAAATAGTTTTCCGTACAATAAAGTACTGCAGGTATCTTATTCATATTATTACTTTTTAATGAACCACCAACTGGCTAAGAATTCATTTGTTTTGTTTATTGTATATCCGTTTTCTTTTCCAAACTCATCAATTGCCGGTTTGACACCAAACATACCAGAAAATTTAGCTTCTTCAGGTTTACCATCAACATAAGTGTAAAGAGCTTGATTCTTTTCTTCCTTACCATCATAGAAATAATCAGGTAAGTAATCATGACCCATCACCAATCCACCTGACTTAACTTTTCTATACCAATCTTTGATATCTTCTTTAATCGCCTCGTAAGTGTGGTCGGCATCAATATAAATAAAGTCCAAAGATTCATCGCCAAATAATTTTGAAGCTTCCTTACCTGTCATTCTTAACATAAATGCTCTGTCTTCATAACCTTTTATGTTATCCATAGTTACCGAATAAGCATCAGTATGGTACATATGGTTTGTTGCATCGTTATATTCTTCACTACTTAATGGTCTCCAAATGTCAACCATATAAAGTTTACCATTCCAATTTTTAACAATATGAGCTGCAAACTCACCTTTAAAGGATCCTATTTCAACCCCTTTACCATTTGAAGATAGTTGATTTAATACATCAACAATATCTAATCTGTTTTCAATTTTCATTACTTATTACTTAAAAGTTCTAATATTGCATTGAATACCCCATTTGGTGATGGTTGGCATTCAAATGTTGGTTTATTTTCATAACATCCATGCATTGGAAACCCATCGGTTATTTTGCAAGATCCATCAGTATTGTATTTCATATCTGATTGACAAAATAACTTACAAGAACCTCCAACAAATTTATGTTTATAATCTTGAGTACCATGTCTCCATGGCGTTTTATAGTACGGGTCAATGGCGCTTCCGACCTCAATAATATTAGTATCGGTTGTACCAGCGAAGTGTAACATACCAGTATCCAATGTAACAACCGCAAAGCTATTTTCCAATAGATGCCAAAGTTGTGATAAGTTTAATTTATTACCGGTGTTAATGATGTTTGGGTTATCTATATTTTGAAAACTTTTCTTGTCGTCACCGTATGCAACATCCTTACCATCCATAACAACCTTAATACCTAAAGACAAAATCATCTCGGTTAATTTATCCCATTTTTCTAAATCCCATGTTCGTGAAGGCCAAGTGATTGACGGGTTAAGAACAATGTATTTACCCTCAGGTAATTCAAAGTCTAAAGGATCAGGATAGAATTCTAATGTCCTTTCTTCGGGTGGTAATGTAAAACCTAAACTGGTTGAGATATAATCAAATGAGGACATCTTTCTAATTTGTTTTTGTATTCCATTAACATTATGGATATTACAATCATAAATTAAAACATCATCAGGAATTGTTTCACCAATGTTTGTGTCATAAATTTTTTCAATATAAGGGTTGTTTTTAAACAGATGAGGTAAGTTAGTCTCCAATAAAAGTTTTTGATTGTGGCATCTACTAACATATTTAAAAACCGGAGTTGCATTAACTATATCACCTAAACAACCTGATATTTTAAAACCATATTTTTTCATACATTATATACTCTCGTGTTCAACTAGTTTTATTTTTGCAAAATAATTTTTAATCATTTGTTCTTGGGTTTCACAATATTCTCCTTTAATAAGAAAATCAAAAACTACCTCAATATTTTCTTTTATGTATTTTTGAGTGTTAGGATTTTCTGACCATTTTTTAGTTTCAGGACATAATGGATATAATTTAATATCGCCATTATTATTATATTTTACCATCCATTCACCATCTTGTTTTATTAAATGACCTAACATGATTTTTTCTTTTTAAATATTTTATCTTTTTTTTGTTCTAATAAGAATTTAAGTGGACTAATAATAGTGTGGTAATAATCTTTCAAATATGTTGTAATACATTTATGCTCTAATTGTTTATTAAAATTATTAATTAACCTCTCGGCAGTTTTTATTTGCCCCATAGTTTTGCAAGAGTTGATTACTTTCTCAACCCATAATTTAATGTCTCCGTAATGTTTGCTTCTATTTTCCATTTATTTAAGTAAATTTTCAAGTTGTTTCATAATCATAAATTGTCGTTTTTGTAGATCGGCAACTTTTCTTTTTTCTTCATCATTTAGTTCATAACTGTTGGCTTTGATATCAGAAATTTCGTTGGAAATTATTCGATGTTCATTCAATAGTTGTCCGTGCATAATTCTTTTGTCTTGCATAATATATTTTTTTAATCCCACCAAAATGCCAATCTTTCTTCAAGCACTCTGAATAGTAGTTTATTTGCCTTTTTATGATTATAGTGAGAAACCATCAAACATAAACGCTTTTTATCATCTTGGTCTCCATGTTCTTTAATTACACCACGAACTGAAGATGGGTATTTTGATAAGTATTCATCACACTTTTCCCACTTTTCCTCAAAATCAATTAATTTACATCCAGGTTTATCAGTCACATCGTTGAATGTCATGTCATTATCCCAATAGTCCATACACTCCAAACCATAGTAATCTTCTTTAACTCGTTCAAGTAAGTTTAAAGCTAAAGTCATGTCACGATTATCCATTTCAATTCTTGTGTGGCGATTCGCGTTAACAAGTTCTTTTCTTTGGAACTCTATTTTCTTTTGTAAGATTTCTAAGATGAATTGACCATCCCAATCTCTGTCGTGATACATAGTTGGGGTCCATCTTATAATGTTTTTAACACCATAAAAAAAATATCTTATTCTCCAGTGTAGTTTACTGTATAAAGTATTTCTATCCCAAGCACTGTCTTCAGGGATCGGTAGTTGTTTATATGTTTTCATCTTCAAATCGTGTTTCGTATTTTTTTTTTAATTCTTCATATTCTTTCATTGCAAATCTATACTTTCTATTCATGTGAATAAAACCAACCATACATACCACCCAAATTAACCAATACATATAGTCAAAGTTTTTTGTCCAAAAAAAAGTATGGAAAAATTCAATTAACCAAATAATTGTAATTACACCTGATATTCTTTGATAGGTTCTTGCTTCGTCAAGTTTAACCATCATTTTGTTTATCAATTCATATTCCTTGTCTTCCATTTTACAAATATAATAATTTTATGGTAATTCATCAAACAAATTATCATAAGCTGGCATATCAAACCCTAATATTTCATTTTGCCAATAAGATAACTCAGGAGTATATGTATCCCAACGAGGAGTCATAGCAATCACTTTAGTTCCTTCATGTTCTAAACTTCTGAATGTCGACTGTTGCTCAATAACTTTACCACTACGGTATTTTTTAATTAACTTTGGTAACTTCAATGTCTCAAGTTTATACATAAGATTGATGTTCGCAAGTTGTATTTTAGCAACTTGTGAGAATTCTAATGACGGCATTTCATTAAACTTCGCTCGTTCTTGAACATTTAATATTTCATTATGTCGGTATTGATATTCAACTGTGATTCTTTCATCACCATCAGTTGATTCTTTACGAATTGAGAATATCAAACACTCAGGTCTCTCAGCATAAGTCCGAACACAATTTCGTTGGTGTTGTGATTCTTCTTCGTAGTCCGATGTTTTACGAAGAAGTACCGGATAATATGTTTCACCTTCATGTTCGATTGGTTTTTCTAAACTATCAATATTACCATAGAATCTTTCAACCTCACCTTTTCTATATGATTGTAAAAGACGACTAAACTCTTCGTGTTCTAAATTAAAACTACTGATGTTTGTGAACTTGAATTTTACTTCTTCACCAAGATTTAATAAATCCCTTTTCATATCTAAATGATCAAGCAATATTGACCATTTATTATGTCCGTAAAAGTATTTTATCAAGTCTAAAATTCTGTCTTTTTCTTTTGAAGTTAATGGGGTTGACATTCTATTATTTTGGTATTGATTATATTGTTCATAAAAACATTCAAAATATCTTCCCATTTTATTATCCTCTATTGGATGACTAAATTCGTTGTTGCTATAATACTCGTAAAAGTATTTATTTTCAATTTTATTAAATCTATCAATACCCAAAAGGCTGTAAGTCATATGCAATTTATCAAAGTCAACCCAGTCCATTTCATTAAAAATCTGTTTAACTTTGGATCCATTTAATTTTAGTTTGTCCATTGCAGTATCCACCAAGTTCATATTAAACTTTTTCAATTCTTTTTTAGAAAAGAATATACCTGTGAATTTTTTCCAGTTGTTTGGGATTTTAATCCCATTAACCAAATAGTAAGTTAGACTATAAAAAGACCTCACGCAGTCCCACTGAAAGTTTTGTGGGTTTTCAATACCCATTCTATCCCAAATCTTTTCTAAGAAAAAATAAATATATTGGTCTACTTTAACACTATCATCAATTCTAAGATTTCTTAAAAAATTTTCAATTGCGAAATATGTTGGGTTTACCTTCATACTACCTCCAATAACTTTCTTTTTTTTAGTGGAGAATGTTCCTGAATAAAACATTTTCTTTTTGAAATTAAAGGTAAGGTAGTTTGTAGACTTTCTTTCTGAGAAGTATTTAGACCCCACAACTCTACTTTTTTGATGAATCTGAAATTTGATTGATATCTTATCGTCACCCTCTTCTATAAATAATCTTTGCCTATTAAAATTAACGGTAGCACATGGATTTCCAAAATGTTTAACAAAATCTTCTTCTGTAAAAAATTGGATATCAGAAAAGAACTTATCCCTATTTTTGGTTATAATATATGAACCTAAAAGATTTTTATCCTTTTGAGATATGTCGCAAAAATTATGATATAGTTCAGTCCTATAATCTTTTTTCTCAACTAACTTATGAAATGTTTTACCTTCTACTTCTAACATAAAACAAAGATACAAAAAACCCCCGACTTATTCAACCGGAGGATCACATTTTTTTATTAAACTAAACTAATTATTAACTTACCGGGGTTATTCCACACTTCGTTATAATTGAAGTCATAATCTTTTAGGGTTTTTATTACCACTTCTTTCATTGTTTGGCTTATTCCTGTAACAATTTCAATCTCTTTTGAATTTTTATTCATCTGTTCCCAAATAAATTGATCGATTAATTGAGGGACATCTGCGTGTTTAACTCCATGTAAATCAAGTGTTTTCATTATTTTTTTTTTTAATATATCCATAAATAAAGTAACCACTTAGAAGAATTATTAATAAAGAAACCCCTAAAACATGAACATATGTCTCAACAATAGACATCATAAATTATACTTGTAAACACCATCTTCAATTTGAACTTCTAAGATTCCGCCATTTTCAATAATTTTTTCGATTTGCTCTGGTTGGAATTTTATATATTCGGGCTCCATGAAGATTTTATTTGCTTGCGTTAAAGATAGTTTTGATCCTACTAATAAGTTTAAAACTGTTTCATTTTCACATTCAACAATTGATGGGTATTGACCCCCAACCGTTACGATAACTTTATCTCCGATTTCTACTTTGTCTAAGGACACAATATATGGTTTATCATCAACCATCATCAATTTAACTTTTTGTTTTTCATTTTCACTCATAACATAAATCCGTACATTTGTGATACGGCTCCCATATATTTTTTTAAATTTATTACAGCCTCTTTGAAATCCACTCTTGGGGTTTCTTTGAACCTTTCTGACAGCTGATCATCAGTTAAAGTTTTATCACAACTATCATAGATTTCTTTAAGTATCTGAAGATAAATCTCTTCTTTACTATAAGTATCTTCAATTTTCTTTTCAAGGACTTCACCCTCCAATTCTTGACAATATTCTATCAATTCAATTACTTCAGGTTGATCCATTAGATGTGTATTATTTTTGAATATTTGGTTTACGCTCTTCATGGTGTTTATTACATAATGTTTTATACCAACTTCCAAGTCTTAACTCTCCTTTTTCCCCACAGGTTTCACAAGTTTCATAACTTTGATTTTCATATGAATGTATTTTTTTAAAAATTTCATCAGATCCAGTATTGATGTAAAATCTTAACGCACCAAACTTTTCTTTTACCTGACATACTTGTTTGTCCCAACCTAACTCTATTAAATCGGTTATTAGGTCTTTAATTAATGGATACCAACCATTCCCACACTCAAAGAATCCAGAGTCCTTAATTGGGTCTTTATCGGGATAAAAACCATTCTCAAGTCCACCTATGGACTCAAGGTATTCATTCATTTCATTATCTTTCATACAATTTTAATTTAAATGTCCCAAATTGATTTTTTTTTCTTCTTTGGAAACTTGAGTGATAACCATAACGTAAACTTTTGAATTATTCTTCTCATCTTTCCATTTTTTTTATTTTCCACATCACCCTCATTTTTTGTATAGGCTAAGGGTGATGGCATATCACTGTATTCACACCACAAATCATCCTTATCTATTTTTTTACTCATCTTTTAAAAAATTTAATATCTTTTCTTTAATACTTAATTGTTTAATACCTTCATTTGATTTTGGAGTTAAAACAAAATTGTCAATTGCCCAAACATCTTTCCAAGGCTCACCATTTTTACCCATGTTCAAATCATCAACAGAAACCCAATGTGTTACTTCAGGATGGTCGTGTAAGTATTGTCGAATCTCAATGGTTCGTGTTTGTTCTAAATCCCATCGTGATGACCATATAAAAACATTACCATGAACCGTACAATTTTGAATGTTTGGAGTCAAAGCAATTGGTCGTTTGATGATCCCCTGACTTTCGTAATAATCACCAAGTTCTTCAAGAGTTGCATGCAATTTCCAATCAGAACTTACAACAATTTCACATCCTGTTTCTTCAAGTATCTCATTAAGGATTTTAATTGCCTTTTTATCAAAGTCATCAAATCGTACAGATACAGGAGCATTTTTTTTTTCATCACTACTGTCAGGATTTGCTCTTCGGTATTTTGCCCATTTCTTTGTTCTTCCACCCCAATTATTGGATAGACAAATTACGGAATCGTTATCTAAAAATATTACTTTCATTTTTTAAAGTGTTTTCCGTGTTTACCCCATATCCCAATACATAGGATTAAAACAATAAACAATATGGTTCCAATTGTCATAATACAAATATAAATAAAAGAATTAAATAAAAAAAGGGGGAGTAGCGAATTCCCCCTTTAAATCGTTACCCTAACGGATAACGGCCCTAAAACCCATCAATTAAGATGGGGTATCTAAAAAAAAAGATCCCCACATATTTCAGTGGGGATTGATTTTACCTAAGGGTGGGATTTTCAACCTGTGTCGGATTACGCCAGACACCCTACGATTGGTATTTTTTAATGATTGAACCAATAACAATCAATTGTCTTACAAAGATAATACTTTTTTATAATTCTACAACTATATCTCCACTTTTACATGAATTTTCTTTTAAATTTTCTTTTTTACTTCTTGGTCTAACACCAAAATATAAAAAGTTACCGTCTTCAGAAAAAGCAGAACTAACAATTTTTAATTCATTCTCATCTTTTTGGATAATAAACTCTGTAAAATCAAAATATTCTTCATTCTCATTATTTAATATTTTATTTGTAAAAATAATTCTTTTATTACAAGGATTGTGCATTTTAAAACTATCAATAATCTTACCAATATTTTTTTTAATTAATGGTATTAATAACCTATCACTAACACCAATCCTATAATTGTTATCTGAATTATTTTTTTCATAAAATAAATCAATATTTTGATCATACGAATTATCTCCATGCCTATCAAACCACTGATGGTATGTGGATATGATACTATATAACCTTTTATCATAGACTTCACTACCTTTTTGTTTGGGGAATTTTCTTTCCTCCAAAAGATATTCTCTGATAATTCTTTCTATTAATCTTTTCATATTCTATAAATATAAAACCCCACCTTTTTGATATAGGGAAATTTTATAAATTATTTTATAAATCTTAGATAATAAACTTCACCTAACAATAAAATTGATATTATTGACATTACAAATCCTAAATAATCACCAACATAAAATGTCCCGACCATTACAAATAGTAATATCAAACACAACGGTAAATAATATATTCCTTTTTTCATCGTCCAAATCCTAATTTACTTGATGGTTTAATTGTTGGGGCTTTCTTTAATCCTTCAAGGTTATCCATGACCTCTTCAAACTCTCTTCCCATAACTATAGTTGAAATTACAACTTCTTTCAAGTGTGAAAGAGACATACCTTCAGTTCTTTTTACCCATTCGTTAATATCAACATTTGTAAGATCTTCATCTGTCAATTTGTGACGAATGTATGCATCTCTAATCTCTTTGTTTGGAAGTTCTACTTTGTATCGTCTATCAAAACGAGAAGGTCTGTTTGTAATTCGTTCTTGTAATTTCTCAGGGTAGTTTGTTGTTGCAATATAAACAACATCTTCAATTTGTTTTACACCATCAAGAATGTTTAATAATTTACTTGTCGCATGATTATTTTCGCCCGCAATTGAATCAATATCTTCTAACAAAACAATTAAAGGTCTGTGAGCTTCAATCTTTCTAAATGTTGCAATAAAATCAATAAAGTATTCAACATCGTCATGATCTTTAATGTTTAAAATAATCCCATCGTTTTCAATTAGTTGTTTTGAAATTAACTGAATGATTCCTGACTTACCACATCCTGGTTCGCCATACATTAGAATCCCACGCTTATGAACAAAATTATATTCTCTATATTTGTCACGACGATCCCAAAAATTTTGGATATCCCTGAGGATGTCTTGGATCTCGTATGAAGGTAATTGGTATAATTCATCTGTTTTGAATGGTTGTTTTTTTATTGTGTGTTGGTTTAAAGATCTATTATACACTATTTCATAAATACCGGCAGGGACTTTATCTACCGATTTAAAAGCCGGAACAAACTCCTCGTCAGGTAATGTCCCCCAACATGTTGGAGTTGCCGAATTTTCATTTTTTTTATTTGATCCATTAAATTCTTTATTATGTAATGAGTATTCAACACCATCAATATGCCTATCTTCTATATCATCCATAAGTTTGGTCAATTCTTCGTTCATCTCTTCTAAAGTTTTATCTGTCATTTTTAATTATTTTTTTGTGGTTTGTTACAATATTATACTTTTACCGTAATAAAATTGGGTGTATAATTATTAAAATCTCTTCTGTTTTTTCTTTTACCCTAACCGTTCTGTCTTTATATATTTTAAAAGTTTCTTTTGGGTTTTTACTTTTTAAATGTTCAAATTGGATTTTCATCTCATTTTTTGCATCTTTTTCTTTTTTAAAATATCCAAAATAGTCATCACATCCTCCGATACCTCTTGTTCTATCGTAAACCCCATATATCAGGTCGTTGTCTTTTACTATCATAATTTGTTTGCAATTGATTTAATTATCTCTTCATCTTCATTTGAAAGTCTGTGTCTATTATTTATTAGGCCCATAAGTGTTTTCCTCCACTCATCATCTAAAAAATTTATACTTTCACTCTTAATTGTATTAGTAGAGATTACTAAATTTTCTTCAACAAGTAAATCAACTAGTTGTAAAATCTCACGATCTGATAAATTTTCATAGATTTCATTAACATCCAAATCTATTTCCGTTTTTGTCCAAAATGTTGCCATAATTTTTTCTTTTTATAAATAACAATAAAAGTTAATGACTCCATCAATGTGAGTCACCTACATTATTTTTTTCACAGAATATACTATAATCAGGATTGATTACTTTACCAACTTTGTGCCTATCACCTGTAACTGATTTAACAACTACACCTTCGTGAGGAACTTTGGTTCCCTCTATATTGTTATTGAACACATATTTATCTTGTTTTTCTTTGCACCAAGTTCCCAAATAAAGAACCTCAACTCTTGGTAATCCCAACGATTCAAAGACATTCTTTTCGTCATGATAAGGTCGGTAATCACCATTTAATTCAACATCAAAACCAGCAAACTTAACATCGGTTAAACCATAATCATAATTTTTTTGTATACCATGACCATATATCTCACCATAGATGATTAACCCATCACCCAAATAGTCAGGACTACCAAATGTCTTAACATAATCCCATAGTTTATTTTTTATTTTGTAATTATCTGAGATCGTTCTCCAAACATCTGTTTCATAAAAACCTTGAGAGTCAGAACCTTTCTCCACATTGTGTGATCCATAAACATATTCGTAGTTAACCCATTTGTTTCCAAATAACTTTTTAACTCTATCAAAGAATGAAAGTCTTTTCTTTCTTACAATACCATAACGAGCATTTGTTCCGTGAAGTTTACGAGTAACAGTAACTATGTCTTCTTCGTTAAACATTTCAGGCGCATTTTTTAAGTTAGGAAACTTGTGGTAGACATGAAAGTTAGGGTTTTGGTGGTATTTGAATTTTCTACCCCCACTTAACTGAACCATCTTAACAGGTGGTTCGTATTTGAACACTTTAAGTAACTCCATGCAGTCAGAACCATCGTATCTATATTTTTCCGGAACAAACTCTATTGGTATTATTAAACATTCAGAGTAAACCTTACCAAGTTTTATAGTTCTTACTCTCTGACCTTTACGAAGATAACTTGTAACACCTAATCCATCAGAAAGTTTTTGTGGTATAACCGCATCGGTGGTTGCAACAACAACCAAATCATCAACTTTATATTCTACTTTTTTAGTTATGGCATTCCAACCATTAACCATCACAAGTTCTATGTTGTCAGCACCTTCTATTGGTTTAACCTCTCCGATTACACCAACATAACATACGCTATTTAAATTTTCCATTTTCTATATTTTTTTATACTGTATGTTCAATTTTAACTCTTACACAATTTTGTTCCAATCTATTTAAGTGTCGGTAGTTGTTGATGTATCCCATCATATTACCACTACCCACAGCGTTTGCCGAATGGACTACAACTTCAACAATATGTTTACCATCTAACCATTGATTCACTAACCACTTGGTGCAATCCATACCAGTTTTTTCTGTTATATTATCGTAATTGATAGTATAGTTTTTTACAACACCGTAATGCCATTCTCTCATAGCACTATCACCCAAATCGTGATCCAAAGATATTAACTCAATGTTCTCTAAACCAATTTCATTTATCTTACTAACAAATTCATCATAAGAACGAACAACAATCCAACTTGGGTCTACCGGTGTACGAACATCATCTAGATATATTTTTTTATTCATATATACTTTCGTATTAGTTTAAAAATTTCTGTAATATCTGTAAATTCTGATGGTGGACTATCGTTTCTACCTGGTAAAAATATTAAAGTAAAACCGTGATTCCCCTCAAACTTTTCAGTAACTCTTTTACCACAGATTTCATTAATATAAACCCATGGGAAATTACCCTGAAGTTTAACCTCAATTCCAATTTTTTTCAATCTTTCTACAAATACTGTGATCTTATCACCAGTTAATTTTGTGCTTGTTTCTGTTTCCATTTCTATATATGTTCCAAATTTAGTTTCTCTTGTTTTCATCTTAATACGTATCTATGAATTACTATTACTAATTTACCATTGAATAATGCTCGGTCTGTTTGAATATCAATATCCATCATACCCAAGTCTTCCTTAAGCCTGTTGGATTGGATTTCAACTTCGTGTTCCGCATCTTTTTCATTTTTGAAGAACCCAAAATAGGAATCACATTTCCCTGTTTTATCACACACTCCGTAAATAATTTCTCTACTATCCATTTTTATATATTTTTTTTTGATCCATAACATTCTAATTTTTTATCTGTAACATTCCACAAATCTTTCACCCCTTCGGTCATATGACAATTATGTTTCTTACCAGTCCTACGACCAAATTCAACAATCATATCATTATGACGATTCTTAATAAAGTGCGGACATTCTTTGCAGGGAGTTTCCATAAAACAAAGATAATAAAGTTTTTTGATTAAAAACAAGAAACCCCACTTTTTTTGTGGGGTTTATTTTATTTTTTGTATTTGTATTTGGTTTCTATTTTTCTTTTACCATATTTTTTTTCCATAATTTGTTGATGAAGTTCCCAATTAATAATTGATTCGCTAACTTGTTCATCGTCTTTTGCCATAGCATATAATTTTGATATTTTTTTTAACATTTTGTTTGCAACAAAGTTAAAGCTTTTAAACTCATTTTCAAAAAATTTAGTTGGGTTTTCTTGGTATTTAATTACATAATTAAAAAACTTTTGTCTAATTTCATTTGTTTTTTTAAGTCCTTCTATATTTTTTTCAGCGTTTGGGGGTAATAACCCTATGTCTAAAGCCATTCGTAAAAAATCGTCGCTTGAGTGTGAGGTCATTTCTACAAACAAGTCCATTTTATTATTTACCAAATCAATATGAACGACTTCTAAAACTCTTTTTATTTTTTCATCTATTGTCATATTGGATGGATCATCATTAATGTGTTCCAAGAGAGCATCTAATCTTTCTTCTTGTTCTTTTAATTGTGAAATAAAATCATCAAATGAAAAGTTTTTAATTTCTAACAACTCTTTATAAACTCTATTGTTTTCTAAAAACTCTTTGAATTGTGACTTTGTAATATTTTTTCTTTTCATAGAATATGCAACTTCTGTAGGTCTGACAAGGTTTTCAATTGCATGGATATAATACATAAACCTATAAAAAACACTATCAATTGCAGGTATTCCAAAAGTACCTCTTTTTTGTGTTGCTTGATATTCAGCATCAAGACCCATTAAACCAAATTGTTTTGACTGTTTATCGTATTTGTGTTTTATTTCATGAGATAAAGATGAAACATGCTCATCTCTTTCTTCTTCCATTTTTTGAATTAGTCCTTCAGGTTCCCAATTTTCACCAACAGCAAAAGTTATACTCAACTCTAAAGTTGTTGAGGGTTCTGTTTCTTTCATATAAACATCTCTATTAAACCCAAAACCACCTTCCATGCCCATTGAAATAATGTCTAAGACACCTCCTTTTTCGTCTTCAATCTCCTCAATTTTTACAGTAAGAGTATATGAATCAATTTTAATTTTTTTCTTATTTCCCAATTCAAAGTTAATTTCTCCATCAAAGTTGTACTCGTCTTGAATGGTATCGATTGTTTTGATGTCTTGTTCAACAACATCATATAACATATCGGCAGCATCCAAAATATTATCTGGAACCCCTAAAGCTTCTGTAATTATTTTTAATTGACTTTCAGTTATGACAATATTTTTCATACTAATAAATATATTAAAGTCATAGTTTATCCTACAACCCCAACTAAACCATCAAGGTGGTGATCATTACTTAAATCAGATCCAATCTCACGACGATCCATCATATGAACAATCTCAGTAATTTTATAAGGAAAATATCCATTACCATCCACACCAACATCTAGTCGTTTTCCATTACCCCATTTGTTTTGATTAGATAAGTGAACATGTCCGTGTAAGTGAATCACTCCTTTGTTTAACCCATTCCAACTTGCAAATGGGTAGTGACTTAAAACAAAGTCTTGATTATTAATTCTAACTTGTAAGTAATCGCTAACACTTATAAAACGATCATGAATGTTTTCTCGATTATTTCTAATGTGGTGATCGTGATTTCCTAAAACAAGATGAATGTTTTTACAAACCAAACGATCTAAAAACTTACCAATACTTTCAAATCCACCAAAAGCAATATCGCCCAACATAATTAGAGTATCGTCTTGACCAACTTTAGAGTTAATATTGTTTACCAAAGCATCATTCATCTGATCTATCGATTGAAAATCTCTAGTATTGTAAGTAGGGACATCCCCATCTTGGGTTCTCCAATTAGTCACAGATCTACAAATGTTTTTATGGTTGTAGTGTGTGTCTGATGTGACCCAAACTACACCCGTTGTTAATATGTCATCAAATTTCATTTCTTATAATTTTATATTGAATCTATCTTTCATTAATTGGATCATATCTTCAGGGCAATCGTGTACATTTGTGCCTCCGTGTCTGTTTTCAACAATAATAGAGGTCACATAATAACCATACTTAATTGCCAATTCATAATATGGTTGAAGTTCCCACTCTTGTGTGAATGTGTTAGAAACCGCAATTTTTGGTGTGTTTGACTCCATTGCATATCCAACATATTGTTGACACTCTTTATGAGCTTCTTTTATTTCAGATGCAATAAAATTGTAGTTATCGTCATTATCATAAAAATAATGGTCTGCTTCAAATACATTTGGAGTTAATTGTTTTGCAAAAGTTGTCTTACCACTTCCTGGTATTCCTCTAACTAGATATATCATTTTTTCCATAGTACAAATATAAGAAAAAAAATTGCATAAAAAAAGGGAGTCAAACTCCCTTTATATTAAGGTGCTGTTATTTTATAATAGAGTTCTGCAGATATTTTATTATTAATTGGTAACGGATTTTGGATTACATTTGTTCCTGAAGTTCCTTGAGTTCCTGATGTTCCTTGAGTTCCACTTGTGCCGTTTGTTCCATCGGATGAACCCGAATATCCAGCACATTTTCCTGTATCGTTAATTGCCTTCATAATGGCATCAAAATCAAAAGTATATTTATTCGAATTATTTTGGTTAGTTGGCCAAGTTTTATCACAAAATGCGTTTCTTAAATTAATATTAGTTTTTGAATTACCAAATATACAAGGGGTTGTTCCATTACAATTTGCATCAACCCATTTTCGTTTTTCTTTTTTCCAATTAAGCCCACCATCTGTCAATGCATTAAATGGAGTTTTGTTTTTACAATTTACTTCTTTTTTTGGTTCATCTACCGGCTTATCAACTTTTGGTTCATCTACCGGCTTCTTTTTATCAACTTCTTTTTTTGGTAAATCTGCTGGTCCACACTTTGCCTCAACGGTTGATTTTAAACTTCCAAGGTCGTATGTTGTATTAGCCACTTGTGAACCAATTGACCCAGCACCATCACTTTTAATTGTTAAAACTTTGGTTTTACAATTAATCTCAATATTGTTAAATGTGCTCTTATTAGAATCTACAGCCGTAGCTTTTAAAATGTCACCATATTTTTTGCCAAAATTAATTGTTTTTATAGCCCACAAATCAGGTGCAATACCTGAATTATAACCATCGCCGCGGGAAATCATGTTGAGAGCATAACCCTCAGATAAGATTATTTTATTCTCTTTTAAAATGGCCTGTTTGTGTAACCCTAATATTCTTTGGATTTCTCCTTCTGTTATTGTTAATTTATTTCTCATAGTAATTTTTAAGCTAGTAAACCTGAGTCATCTATGACAACATCACTTGATTTATTTTTTGATTGACAATATTCTTCAATAAAAGTCATGTTTATAATAATTTTGTCAATTAATTTTTCTGGATCGTTAATAAAAGATCGATAATTATTAAGATCTTTTTTAGATTCTGCTAATTTTTTAGCCAATTCAGGTTTTAATTGATTATTTTCACAAATTGAATCTGTACTCATATTATTTAATTCGGTTATACTTTTTTCTATTTGATTTTTAACTATTTGATTAGTATTAGACTCTTTTAATTTATTAAGGAATACTAAAACTTCTTGTTTTTTTGCCTCTACATCTGGATTCGTAACTAAATCAGAATTTTCTGAATTATCATTTTGTTCAAAACGATATTTTGTATATGTTTCTATAGCAGTTTTTGTTTTATCACCAGCAACTCCATCAACACCATCTTTGTTAGGCCCTGAAGTTCCAAGATAGGCACTAAAACATTCTTTTAGTCTTTGTTGGATTATCATTATTTGACTTTTTGTTTGTTCACTTATGATAGCTTTATTAATAATAATATTTTGAAGTCTATTATATTGTTTTTCATTTAATATTAATTTTTTCATATCTTATTTTTATTTATAAATATACCAAAAAACAAAAAGGTGAAAATAAATTCCCACCTTTCAAGAGATCGACATTGAAATGCCATTTAACTCCACCACTTTGTTTTGATAGAACAAAGAAACTATATTTTAATCATCCAAACTTTTATTACATTTTGTCCTGTAAAATAATTATTAAATTGACAATTTATAATTTCACCTTGTGTTATATTGTAGTTATAAATACCACCACTTATATGTCCCCAAGGTGTGTTATTTAATGTCAAGGTATAGTTTAAATTATTTGGATAAAAATTATAAGTTGACTGAACACCATTAAAACTATAAGTGTTATAGGTTAAAAAAACAAGAGTGTCCAACCTTAGTTCCTCATTAAAATTTGTGTTTAAAACTTTAGTGATTACCCAAGTAGTATTTTTTAAAGTTATTGTTGTGTCAACAAAAGTTGTGTCGGTAATAATTGGTTGCGGATCTAAAGGTTGTTGTGGTTTCACCTCAACTTTTTTACAAGAAAATAAAACAAACCCTATAATAAATAAAATAAGTTTTTTCATGTTATACCAAAGTTTCTAATTTATTTCTCACTTGTTCTCCAATAGTTATAGGTGTCAGGTTTGTTAAAACAATTGACTCTTTTAAAATTTTATGTGGAATATGAACCAAAAACAAATTACCATCATAAAATGAAAGATCTTCTTTAAGATTTAAAGCACCATCAACCATTTTTAAAAATATCTTGAATTGAATTGGGTCAACAAAAGATTCAGATAGAATTGTACCAAAATTTTCGTTGATAATATTAATTTTGTGGTTTACTGGAGTTTTTATCATGTCTTTATTATTTCTACAAATGTAATAAAACTTTTGGTTCTAAAAAAATTATTTTAAAACTTTTTTAATAATATCATAAAGTTGTTCAACTTCTTTTTGTTTTGGTATGTCATATAATTTAAAATACTTACAAGATGTATGTTCATGACCATGAGTTGCATTATTTAAATCAGGTTCTTTTTTGTCTTTGGTATTTTGTAAAAATACAAACATCATTCCTCTTTTGGTTCCGTCATCATTAAAGTTATCTATAATTCCAACAAGATCTAAGTCTGTATTAATTTCAATATCAGTTTCTTCGTGAAATTCTCTTATAGCGGCTTGACCTGGCGATTCACCATTTTCAATACCACCACCAGGTATTGACCAAATGTTTGGTAATGTTTCTTTTGGTCCTCTTTTACAGAGTAAAACCTCATCCCCATATTTAAGAATGACACCAGCACTTTTTCTAAACTTATTCATTGATATTTATAAATATGAAAGTAAAAATAAATAATAACTTATTTGATGTTAAAACTCTATTAACTTCAAAAGATGCTCAAAAGGGTATGATGGGTAAAAAATTTGATGGTTATGATGGTATGTTATTTTTTATGAAAAACGAACCTCATTCTTTTTGGATGAAAAACTGTGTTATTCATTTAGATATTATTTACATACATGATTACAAAATTGTAAAAATACATCACAACTGTAAACCTTGTTTTGAAAATGATTGTGATAACTACAAAGGTAATGGTGATTTAGTACTTGAACTTCCTGGTGGAACTTGTAAAAAATATAATATCAAAGAAGACAATGAAGTTACTCTGCTTTAAAATAAATCTATTTTAACTTGTTTCTTTTCATCAACAAAAGTCTGAACTCTACCTCTCGCAACATCACAATAGTTTGGACTTAATTCAATTCCCAACCATCTACGATCTAATATTTCTGCCGACACCATAGATGTTCCGCTACCAGCAAATGGATCCAAAATCACATCGTTTTTGTAGGACAATATCTTAATCGCCTTTGTTGGTATGTCCATCGAGAAAGTTGCCTTGGTGAGTGATTTAGTATCTGCAAAGTAATTCCACTGACCAAAAACAAGTTCCATAAACTCTTTTTTATCTTTTTCTTCATATACAATTTTTTTCTTTAATGTCCCGTCTTCCTGTTCAATCTCAGTTGGGGCTCCTTTCCATTCTGGTTCACCTTTAACCTTTTTAATGTGGTTTTTTTTGTATGCTAATATCACACATTCTTTTGGATTATAAATATATGGAGAACTGGGACTCATCCAAGATCCCCATGCGGTTGTCTTACTTCTGTGGGGAGAATCTTCTTCTAAATCCACAATTCCAAAGAATTTAAATCCAACTTCTTTCATTATTTGATAAAATTCTGAAACAAAAAATACTCTACCTCCCCTATCTTGAACATTCACTTCGTAAGGAATGTTAATTGAGACTCTACCGTCATCTTTAATCAATCGGTAAGTTTCTGTTAACCATTCTTTTGTCCAACCCCAATACTGGTCCATAGGTAAGTTATCGATGTGCATATCATATTTAATCCCACAATTATATGGTGGTGATGTAACAACCAAATCAACACTACCTTCAGGTAAAGTTTTCATTACCTCAATACAATCTCCATTTATAATTTTTCCTGTTTCTATCATTTTTAAAATATATTTTTTATCATTATTTAAACTATTTCTGTAATTATTTGAGCTAATTTATATCCTGCAAAAGCTCCTGACGCAGCAGATCCAGGAAGAACTATAAACTTTCCAAGAATTGTGTCATATTTCTTTCTATTCACAATATAAGAAATTAAAATGTAATAAACAATATAGTTTATTAAAACTAAAAAGTCCAGTTCGTTTGCTACAAACACAACAATAGAGTTCCCAAGAAACCCCCACATAAAATTTATAAGAGTTTCTCGTAGTAATTCACTTGGTGTTGTGATAGCATCTAAAACTGAAATTTCTTTACTAAACCCTGTTTTATTTTTCGATGTTTTTGATGTGGTGTTGGAGGTACCAAAGGGCTTTTCTGAGGTCTTCAAGTTCTGTATCTTTTCTTTTTTTTCCTGCACGACTAATATATTTTATTGCATTTCCTAAACTAAACCCTAAATCCCAAGCGTCAATCACCTTGATAACTTCATATTCATTATTTTCTCCTCCGTAATGTTGAGGATGGTTTACTTGTTCTATTTTTGGTGGGGGACACTGACAAAGTCCGGTGCCGCCACATACACAGTCATTATCCATTATTCTTCTTCTCTATATTCTTTTAATAACTCATCGTTGGGCATTGTTCCGTATTTCCCATTAAGACCATCCATATCAACAAATGAGGTCATCATATTTTTTGTATCGTATATTTGTTGTGTAACATCAAGTGATTTAACAATTTCACGAATGATCTTGTAAGGATCAGCATTTGACCCTGGTCTTCGATCTTCAATATATCCTTTCCATTCTTTTGCTGTGTCCTGAGGAACTCTAATTGACGCTCCACGATCAGATACACCCCAACTGAATTTATCAATTGCCTGAGTTTCATACTCCCCAGTTAATCTTAGATTGTTATTAGAACCATAAGCTTTAATGTGATCATTGTGCCTTGATTCAAATGCGTTGAGTAGTGCCATGAAGTATTCTTCATCCCCGTCAAGTCTCATAATGTCTGTTGAGAAGTTTGTATGAAGACCTGATCCATTCCATTCACCATTTTGAATTGGTTTTGGGTGAAGTTCAATATGGTAACCATAATTTTCAACAACTTTGTGTAAGAAATAACGAGTCATCCAAAGATCGTCCCCCCCTTTTAACTTACCTTTAGATAATATCTGATATTCCCACTGACCTAACGCAACTTCAGCGTTTGTTCCTGTAATATTAATACCATAATCTAAACACATATTTGTATGTTCGTCAACAAACTTACGACCAACAACATTATGTCCCACACCACAATAATACTCACCTTGTCCTTTAAGGCTATTTCTTTTATGTCCTAAAATATTCCCATTAATTTCTTCACGAATAAAATACTCTTGTTCAAAACCAAACCAAAGATCTTCAAAACCTTCACCAATACTTGATCTTTTATTTGACTCGTGTGGTGACCCGTCATGATTTAATACCTCACATAAAACATAAACCGTTGATGACATGTCTTTCATATAATGTCTAACAGGTTTTAAAATACGATCTGAGTTTCCAGTTTTAGCTTGGTTAGTTGATGATCCATCAAAATTCCACATAGGAAAATTCCCATCTAAAAATGCGTTTTTAACTGTATTGTATTCAACAATCTTAACTTTACTTCTGAGGTTAGGTTCTGGTTTATATCCATCTAACCACACATATTCCAATTTAATTTTCATATATTATTTATTTTTTTGTGTTTTTGTCAAATAATACTTTCGTATTTCGTGACCCAAATTCTGATCGTTTGGAAATTTATCAACCATTTTTTTAATAAATTCTAAAATTTTGTTTTTTTCTTTATCACCCATTGTTTTCTTTTAATTCTTCAAATTTTTTAGTTTGTGATATGTGACCAGCAATTCTTCTTTTGAACATTGGAAGTAGGGTTTCGTTTATTGGAAAAATTCCCTTTGAGCTCATATAAAAGATTGGTCCTATTTTTTTGTCAATACCATCGAATGAAGAAAAATTATAAATAATTTTTGAAATAGTCAAATCATTTATAGACTGATCGTAAATTAATTTTACATTTGTCATTTGTTGGGGATTTAATTTAGTTTGTTTTTTGATCACATATTCCCAAACATAATGAGTTTTTTCATGATCAATAAAATAAAAGAACCCTTTAGGATGAATAATGTTTTTTTTGTTTCTTTTAACTTTCATATCCAAAGAATCAAACACTATTGTCCACACTGATTTAGCAATGTTAAAGTACTCCATCATTCTTGGTGCTGAGTACATTAGTATTTTTTTAAATTCTTTGGATTCATCGTCTGACATATCGGGAAGATCTTTAACTTTAAGATCTTTTACCATAATTTCGTCATCAATGTTTGTGAGTTTTTTGTCTGTGTAAACAATCTTATGGTCTCTCATAAGAGCTTGGACATTCATTAAATGTAGTGATAATTCAATAAAACCTGGATATAACTCTAACTTGTCAAGTTTTTCTCCCATCTTTTGGAAATAGGAAAGTAGTTTGTATTCTTTGTATTCTCTATCAATAGGTTTTTCGAACATCCAATCGGTATTCATTAAAAATTCTATTTTTTTTCTTCGTGTCATTAAAAATAAAAATAATGCAAAATATAAAACAAATAAAGGGCTATTGAACCCTCATTACATAATACTCAGTTCCATTTATATTAAAAGTATCATAATCACCATCATAAGAATTTAACATATTACCATATCCGTCAGAACTTACTACCGTTTCAGTTAGTTTATCTAAATCAATAAAATCCATTATAAAGTTTTTATCAAAACCATATATATCAATAAACCCTTGAATGTCGTTTTGGTAATCATCAACTCTACTTGTAATTTCATTTTCAATTGAACTTTCATCATAATCACCTTGTGGGTCATCATTGATTTCTTGAATTATTTCTACCAATCCTTCAATTTTTACTTCAATTTCTTCATATTTTTCATCAGGTAAATTTTCACTTTCTAATCTTTTATTAAGTGAATCTATGTTTGATTGTAGTTGTTGAACTTGTTTCATTTGTTGATTTGATAGTTCTAAAGGTATGTCAAAATTTTCAGGAGAATTTCTAACATCATCATCGTAGAAATCATATAACCAATTATACCATTGTTTATCATTTAAAGCCTCATTGAATGCCCAAGAACTAAACGAATCTATTCCTGCATCATCAATTAATTGTTCAACATATTGTCTTGCCGCACTATCTGCCTCATCTTCAGTATAAACATCATAGGTATTAGGATTAAACCCATTACCACCACCTAACCATTCATATTGTTTTCCGTAACCATAGGTTGCCCTTCCATTAGGATTGATATAATACTTATCTTCAGGAACTTCATTTCCTTCGTCATCTTCAACCATATCCACATCACCATGTTGATTTAAATATTTGTATACAGCTTCAGTTCTTTCAGATTCATCATCTTGGTTTTCAACATTCCATTCATCTTCTCTTCTTTTTTCATCCAAATCTGAAAGTTTTTCATTTAACTCTTTTTGCATTTTAATCTTCCACATAGAAGATCCATAATCACTAACATAAGCATCGACTCTAATTCCATTGAGATTTGAAACATTGGTATGAGAAATGTCTAATCTACCCATTACTCTTACAACACCTGTAAGTGGCCCAATATTTTTATAATTACTAACATTTATTGGTCCAGTAATAACAATTCCCTTACCTCTATACGGCTTTAGGTTTGATATTCTTTCTGCAATTCCACCAACATTTTCCAATATTTCTAAATAATCCTCAGGAGAAATTGAAACAAGGTTTTCATCTTGTTCTACAATATAATTTTTAAAAAACTTCTTTATTGACATACTTTTATAAATATAACAAAAGAAAAATAATTGATTTTTATTTTTTTTGGACTAAAGTTTGTTTGTATACTATTTATAGATAAATAAACCACTTAAAAATACTTATCATGAGTTGCGGATGTAAAAACAAAGCTAATCAACAGGCTCAACAACCTCAAGCACAACCTCAAGCACAACCTCAAACACAACCTCAACAACCATCAAATGGTTCAAATGTTCAAGAGAATGTGAAAAAAATCATCAACAAATATTATAGAAGATAATATTTTTTGTATCATCGAGATAAGGGTGTTCCGTTGGGACACCTTTTTTGTTTAATAGATATTTATAAAATATGAGTTTAGATAGGGTAAAAAATTTAATAGAATCATTTAATGATGGTGAGTATGAAGATGAGATAAAACCATACTTTAATAACATAATTACTTTTTTTAAATTCATTAACAAATACAATCTTTTAGAGGAACTTGATTTAAGAGAGATTCCTCCTGATGATTTTAGTAATGAGTTGTTTGATTATTTGGTCGATAATGGTATTATGTCTAATTTAGACTACAATTCTGTCCCTGAAGAGTTTATGAATTATTATCTACTACATGGTTTAGAACATAACTACGAAGATACTATTAAGTTTATTACAAGCAACCTTTTAAGTGATGTTGAAATTAGACCTGATGGGTTCTACCTATATTTAGGCAATGATAGAGATGAGTTAGCTGATTTCTTTTGCGGTTCCTCTCGTCGTGATAGTTCTCCTGAAGGTGTTGCAAAACTAGTATTTAGCGAAGAGGGTTTTTTTCACGATTGGTATTTTGATGTTGATACAAAACCATCTGATGTTATTGACGATTTAAATGAAAAAAATACCATTCATTTAAAAGATGCCATTTTTAAAGAAATCGGTAATGTTGAATTATCTTTAGAGGATTATAGCTCTGATTTTTTTGAAAGTTTATCGGAAGAACAGGGAACTGAAGGTTATTTTAAAATTCAAGCTGAAGACTTAAATGAATTAATTAAAGATTCCGACGCAATAAATGAACTATGTAAAAATGATTTAAGTGAGTTAGGTCAAGAATTAAAAAATATTTATTGGAACGCTTATAATTCTGCATATGAAAATGAAATATATGAATTAGTATATAATGGTTTAGACGAATACTTTGAAGGAAAAATTGATGAAGTCCCAAAAGAAACCACCAAATCGGATGGTAAAAAAGTAACCAAATACTTAAATTATATTAAAATTAGAGATTTTGTTGGAAACATTACTTTATTTTTAGAAAACAATAGAGGTCAATCATATTCAGATTCATATTTAGATTATTTTGGTAGTTATACTACTTTGATGAAACAACTAATCTACGATCAGGATTATGAATGTATAGATTTTAACACTCCTGATTATCCAGATTGGTCCACAACTCAAAAATACATAAACGAAATGTTTGATGATTATATCTAACTATTTATAAATCCAAATAAAACTCATATTAATTATAAAAATAAAAAATATGAGAAAATTAGAAAAAAACACACGAAGATACTTTGTGAATCTATTTGCTGAC